CAGCCCCAGCCCCGGCGATGTGCTGGTGACGGTGCTGTCGCGCACGGGAAGTGGGGCGGCCCCGGCTCCGCTGCTGGCCACGGTGGCGGCGGCGCTGAATGCCGATGACGTGCGCCCGCTGTGCGACAATGTGGTGGTGCAGTCGGCGGCCATCGTCAACTACGCCATCACGGCGACGCTTTACTTTTATGCCGGCCCCGACAGCGCGGTGGTGATGGCCGCCGCCCAGGCCGCTGCCACGGCCTATGCCGCCGCCCAGCACCGGCTGGGGCGCGACGTGACGCTGTCGGGGCTGTTCGCGGCGTTGCACCAGCCCGGCGTGCAGCGCGTGGTGCTGACCTCGCCTTCCGCCACCCTGACCATCGGCAGCGCCCAGGCCAGCTGGTGCACCGCGATCACCCTGACCAACGGGGGCGTGGATGAATAGCCTGTTGCCCCCCAACGCCACGCCGCAGGAAACCGCCATCGAGGCCGCGACCGCGCGGATCGCCGAGGTGCCCGTTCCCAACGCCAGCCTCTGGACCCCCGCCACCTGCCCCGCCGCGCTGCTGCCCTGGCTGGCCTGGGCATTGTCGGTGGATGACTGGGACGGCACCTGGCCGGAGGAACGCCAGCGCGCGGTGATCGCCGCCTCGGTCGGGGTGCACCGGCGCAAGGGCACGCGGGGTGCTGTGGTCGCGGCGCTGGCGGCGGCGGGGTACGGCACGGCCACGCTGATCGAGCGGTTCGGGCGCGATTTTTACAGCGGCGGCAAGCTGCACAACGGCAGCATCGACCATGCTCCGGCGGATCACTGGGCCGAATACCGGGTGACACTGACGCGGCCCATCACCAACGCGCAGGCCGACCGGGTGCGCAGCATCCTGGCCTCGGTCGCCCCGCTGCGCTCAAAGCTGAAGCTGCTGAGCTACGTGGCGGTGGCGAACCTTTACGACGCCGGTATCCGGCATGACGGCACATTCAACCATGGGGCGGCCTGATGGCAAACCTGACTGAAAACCCGGCCGTCTTTGAAAGCGGCATCTACCAGATTGAAACCACCGACCCGGTGCTGGGCGGCGTGCCGAACGTTGCCACGGGCGCGGGCATGTCGAACATCCCGCACATGCAACTGGCCAACCGCACCGCGTTCCTCAAGGGCGTGATCGACGGGGCGGGGCTGGGGGCGGCGGCGGTGCCGCTGGTGACGCTGAACTCTGCCGCCGCGCGGCTGACGGGCAGCTACCGCTTTGCCTCGGGCGATGCGAACACGCCCGCGTCGGGCGTGGCGGGCACGGTCGAGGTGATCGCAGCCAGCGCCAGCGCGGTCAACCAGATGGCGTTCGACAGCGCCAGCAGCCGGATGTGGACGCGGTTCTGGAACGGGTCCGCCTGGTCGGCCTGGTCGGAAATCTGGCGCACCACGGGCGTGGCGCAAAGCCTGTCGTCAAACGGATGGCAACGTCTGCCGAGCGGGCTGATTCTGCAGTGGGGCGTCATGACCAACGCCGGTGTCGCGGGTTCGACCACGTTCGTGGCTTTTCCCGTGACCTTCCCGACCGCGTGCCTTCAGGCCTTTAACACCGCCCGGGCCACAACTACAGCCACCGCATCTGCATGGGTGGACGCTGATCCCGCCCCGTCGGGGTTCAACAGCCGTGCGAATATCCCAAACATGACGTCGCAGTGGTGGGCCATAGGCCATTGAGGAGCAGTTGATGTTTTACTCCGGATCAACACGCGGATTTTATTCTGCCGAACTTCACGGCGACTCCATCCCCGCCGACGCCGTGCCGGTCAGCGCAGCGGACTACGCGGCGCTGTTCGAAGGCCAATCCCAGGGCGCGCAGATCGTGCCCGGCCCCGGCGGCGTGCCGACCCTGCTGTGGCCCACCCCGCCGACTGAGGCCGAGCTTCTGGCCGCGTGGCGCGCGGCCACGAAAGTTTCGGCCTTCCAGGCCAAGGGCGCGCTGCTGAACCGGGGCCTGCTGGAGGATGCCACCGCCGCCGCCACGGCGGCGGGCGGGCTGACCCTGCTGGCCTGGCAGACCGCCACCGAATACGCCCGCCTGTCCCCCGCCATCGTCGCCCTGGCCCCGGCCATCGGCATCACCGACCCGGAAGACCTGGACGATCTGTTCCGGGAAGCCGCCCTGATTTCCGCCTGACCCGAAAAGGACCACCCCATGCCTGACCAGTTTCTCCACGGGATCGAAGTCGTCCAGATCGACGACGGCATCCGCCCGATCCAGACCGTCAAATCCAGCATCATCGGCTTTGTCGGCACCGCACCCGCCGCCGAGGCCGATACCAAGGCCAGCGCGACGCTGGGCATCACCCCCGCCGCCCTGCTGGTCACCGCCAAGCCGGTGGGCGTGCTGGGCAACGCGATCAGCCTGCATCTGCGCAACCCCGGCACGGCCAGTGCTGCGCTGGGCGTGGTGGTGACCGGCAACGCGATTGTCGTCAACCTGGCCACCAGCGCCTCGTCCGTGCCAACCTCGACCCTCACGCAGATCATCGCGGCCATCGTCGCCTCTGCTCCCGCCAACGCGCTGGTGACCGCTGCGGTCGCGCAGGGCAGCGCGGGCGGCAACGTGCCCGTGGCCGGTGCCGCCCCCGTGGCCCTGACCGGCGGCGCGGACGAGCCGTTCCCGCTGAACGTGCCGGTGCTGGTCACCGGCCCGCGCGCCGCCGCCGCCCTGGGGCTGACCGGCACGCTGAAGGCCGCTTACGACGCGATCTACGCCCAGGGTGTGTCCACCGCCGTGGTGGTGCGGGTGACCGAAGGGCTGAACCCCGCCGCGACCCTGACCAACGTGCTGGGCGATCCGACCGCGCAGACCGGGGTCTACGCCCTGATGACGGCCCGCAACGTCACGGGGCAGGAGCCGCGCATCCTGGCCGCGCCCGGCTTTACCTCCACCCCCGCCGCCAGCCCGGCCTCGCCGGTGACGCTGGCGCTGATCACCGTGGCCAACCGCCTGCGCGGCGTGGTGATTGCCGACGGGCCGAACACCACCGAGGCGGATGCGATCACCGACCGGCTGAAGTTCGGGTCCGACCGGCTGTACATCGTGGACCCGGCGGTCAAGGTGTTCGACGCCGCGACGCAGGGCTTCGTCATCCGCCCGGCCTCGGCTTACGTCGCGGGCATCCTGTCTTACATGGATGCGACCAAGGGCTTCTGGTGGTCGCCGTCGAACCAGATCGTCCAAGGCATCAGCGGCACCGCGCGCCCGGTCAGCTTTGCGATCAGCTCCACCGAGACCGAGGCGAACCGCCTGAACGAACAGGCCGTGGCCACGATCATCCGCCAGGACGGGTTCCGGCTGTGGGGCAACCGCAGCACGGCGTCTGACCCGCTGTGGACCTTCCTGCCGGTGCGGCGCACCGCCGACATGGTCTACGAATCCATCGAAGAGGCGCTGCTGTGGGCGATGGACCGCCCGTTCAGCGCCCAGCTGCTGCTGGATATCCGCGACACGGTGCAGGAATACCTGAACACCCTGACCCGGCGCGGCGCGATCCTGGGCGGCAAGGTCTGGCTGGACCCGGAACTGAACTCGGCCACCGAGCTGATGGCGGGCAAGCTGTACCTCGACTTCGATATCGAGCCGCCCGCGCCGCTGGAACACCTGACGTTCCGCGCCCACCGCGAGGGCGACTATTACACCGAACTCGTCAACGCCGTCGCGACGGCGCAATAAGGAGGCCCCCTGATGGCACTGCCGCGCAAGATCAAGAACTTCAACGCCTTCGTCGACGGGGTATCGTACTTCGGCATCGCGACCGAGGCGAAGCTGCCGCAGGTCAAGGTGATGACCGAGGCACACCGGGGGGCGGGCATGGACGGCCCGGTGGGCATCGACATGGGGGTCGAGGCGATGACGGCCGAGATCACCTTCGGCGAATGGTCGCCCGCCCTGCTGAAAAAGCCGGGGACAGAGCAGCGCTTTGTGCTGCGGCCGGCGGCGGCCGGCGACGCGGGCGACGGGGTCGATACGATCATCGCCACCGTCGGCGGGCTGATCACCGCCGCCGAAACCGGCGACCTGAAGCCGGGCACCGACACCACGCTGAAGCTGATGATGGATGTCCGCTATTACCGGCTGGAGATCAACGGCGAGCAGATCTTCGAGATCGACCTGGTCAACGGGCTGCGCGTGATCGGCGGCGAAGACCAGCTGGCCGACATCCGCCGCGCGATGGGGCTTTAAGGGGGGGTTGAACGATGGGCAAAGTCACCTTTCAAACCCCGGTCGCCCGCAAGGGCGCTGACCCGATCACCGCCGTGACGGTGGCAAAGCCCAATGTCGGCGCGCTGCGCGGGCTGGCCCTGACCGACGTGCTGCGCATGGATGTGCGCGCGCTGGAGCGGCTGCTGCCACGCGTCACCCAGCCGTCGCTGCTGCCCGAAGAGGTGGCGGCGCTGGACCCGGCCGACTTCCTGGCGCTGGCGGGAACGGTGGTCAGTTTTTTCGCGACTCCGGACCAGATGGCGGCGCTGGACCGGGACGAGCCAAAGCTGCAGTAACCCAGCCGCATGACGACATCGAAGAGACGATGGCGGATATCGCCCTCGTCTTTCACTGGACGCCCCGGGACATGGACCCGATGACGCCCGAGGAACTGGCGCGCTGGTGGCACAGGGCGCGGGCACGGCATGAAGGCGAGGAGACCGATGGCTGATCTGAACATCGCCCTGATCCTGCGCCTTGTGGACAAGGCCACGGCCCCGGCACGGGCCGCGATGCGCAGCATCGAGCGGATCGGCGGCGACAGCCTGATGCGGCAGGCCGAACGGGTGAACGCCGGGGCGCGGCTGATGGGCGCGGGCCTGACCGATGTCGGCAATGCCGCCCTGCGCGGCGGGGCGGTGGTGGCGGCCTACGGCGCGGGGATGACGGCGCTTGCCGCCAGCTTCGTGCGCCCGGCGGCACAGTTCGAACAGTTCAACGTGCAGCTGACCACGCTGGAAGGATCGGCCGAAGGGGCGGAAAAGGCCATGGCCTGGATCGAGACCTTTGCCACCAAGACCCCGCTGAGCGTGGAGGAAACCGTGCAGGCCTATGCCCGGCTGCGCGCCTTCGGCCTGGACCCGACCACGGGGTCGCTGCAGGCGATGGTCGATACCATGGCGGCCACCGGCGGCGGCGCGGAAAAGCTGGACGGGCTGACGCTGGCGCTGGGGCAGGCCTGGACCAAGGGCAAGCTGCAGGGCGAAGAGGCCATGCAGATGCTGGAACGCGGCGTGCCGGTGTGGGACCTGCTGGCCGAAGCGATGGGCAAAAGTGCGGCGGAAGTGCAGAAGCTGTCGGAACAGGGCAAGCTCGGGCGCGAGGAAATCACCCTGCTGACCGACGCGCTGGGCGCGCGCTACAGCGGGGCTTCCGAGCGGGCGTCGGAGACCTGGGACGGGATCACGTCAAATCTTTCGGACCAGTGGACGCGGTTTCAGCGGCTCGTCATGGGGTCGGGGCTGTTCGACTGGATGAAGGGCAAACTTGATGGTCTGCTGGACACTCTCGACCAGATGGCCGCAGACGGCACGTTGCAGCTTTGGGCCGAATCAATCGGCAAGAAAATTGAGGAGACACTGACGGGCATCTGGTGGGCCTTGAGCGGGGTCTACTTCTTTATCAGGTATCAACTCTACCCGGCGCTGGAAAGCGTCGCCACCGCCGTCGGCGGCTGGGACGTTCTGGGCTGGATCGCGCTGGCGCTGATGTTCTCGGGTACGCTGCTGAAGGTCGCCTCGGGCATCCGGCTGATCGCGGCCGGCCTGTTGCTGCTGTCCGCCAACCCGTTGGTGGCGCTGGCTCTGGCCTTCACCGCCCTCGCCGCCGTGATCTATTTCAACTGGGACAGCATCGTCACCTACGTGCGCGCAAAGTTCGATGCCATCATGGAAACGCTGCGCAATCTGAAAGACCGCATCCTGGCAGCCTTCGACATCGACTTCCTGGCCATCGGCGAAAAGTGGATCACCGACCTCTGGGCAGGTATCGCAGGCCGGATCGATGCGCTGGTCGCCTGGGTGAGCGCAAAGTTCGACGCGTTGATCCCCGACCTGCCCGACTGGCTGCGGTCGCCCGAGGCGGGCGGCTATGCGGGCATCGACGGTGATGGCTACGGCGGCATCGGCAACGCGATGGACGACACTGCGGCCTTTACCGGCCCTGCCGCCCCGCTGCGCCTGCGCAGCCCGGCGAACGGACCGTCGACCAATGTCAACGTGGGCGGCATCACCGTCAACGCCGCGCCCGGCCAGTCGCCCGAGGCGGTCGCCCGCGAGGTGCGCCGCCAGCTTTCGGAAGCCGCGCAGATCAGGGCCTATCTGGACGACAGGGGGCTGCATGCCGATTAACCTGGGCACCATCATGATGGCGCTGGGCACGTTCCGCTTTGGCGTGAACCGCGCGAACTATCAGACCTTCATCCGGGATGCGTCCTACCGCTGGTCCAAACAGGACCGGCTGGGGCGCGCGCCCGCGCTGCAGTTCCTTGGCCCGGATGCCGAAGAGATCACCCTTGAAGGGGTGATTTACCCGCATTTCAAAGGCGGGCTGCGCCAGATGGACCTGATGCGCGCGGTGGCGCGGACCGGCGCGCCGATGATGCTGGTCGACGGGCTGGGCTTTGTCTGGCAGCGCTGGGCCATCGTCACTGTCAGCGAGACGAAATCGGTCTTCCTGGCCGATGGCGCGCCGCGCAGGATCGAATTCAGCATCCGCCTGCAAGCCTACGGGGGTGACCGGGCATGACGACCTGGCGCACCACCGAGGGCGACATGCTGGATGCGATCTGCCGCGCGCAGTACGGGACCGAGGCACAGGTCCCCGCCGTGCTGGCCGCCAACCCCGGCCTGGCCGCCCTTGGCCCGGTCTACGCGGCGGGCGTGCTGATCACCCTGCCGGTGGTTGCCGCCCCGGTGGAGGCCGGGCAGATCAGGCTGTGGGGGCGCACATGACCCCCGCCTTCCGGATCATCGTCGGCGGGCAGGATGCCTCGGGCGCGGTGGGCGACCGGCTGCTGGCGCTGACCGTGACCGACAATGACGGCGGCACCGCCGACCAGGTGGTGATCGACCTGGACGACCGCGACGGGCGCATCGCCACGCCTGACATGGACGCTACGCTGGAGGTGTCGCTGGGCTTTGCCGGCGGGCCGCTGGCCTTTCTGGGCAGCTTTGCGGTGACCGGCGTCGGCGGCACCGGCCCCGACCGCACGATGCGGATCACCGGCACCGCCGCCGACCTGAAGGGCGATATCCGCAGCCCGCGCACCCGCGCCTGGGAAGGCAAGACGCTGTCGGACATCGTGCGCACCATCGCGGGCGAGTCCGGGCTGAAGCCGGTGGTGGGCGAAAGCCTGGCCAGCGCCGCCTGGGGCTATCTGGCGCAGACCGCCGAGTCGAACCTGAACTTCCTGACCCGGATCGCGGGCACGCTGGATGCCACGGCCAAGCCCGCCGGGGGCGCGCTGATCGTGCAGCGGCGGGGCGAGGGCAAAACGGCGGCGGGCGATGTGCTGACCCCGCCGGTCATCACCTCGGCCCGGCTGAGCAGCTATGACTGGTCGCTGGACGGGCGCGAGATTTACGGCGCGGTCGAGGCGCAGTGGTGCGACACCGCAGGCGGCGCGCTGAACCGCATCACCGTCGGCAGCGGCACGCCCCGCCGCGTGCTGCGCCACGTCTACCAGGCCGAGGCCGAGGCGCGCCGCGCCGCCCAGGCCACGCTGTCGGGCGCGGCCCGGTCTGCCATGACGATCCGCAACGCCCGGCTGTCGGGCTTCGAGCCGGGCCTGCTGGCCGGGGCCACCGCCCGGCTGGCCGGGCCGGACCTGCGCCCCGAGCTGATCGGCGAATGGCAGATCACCCGGGTCATCCACAGCCTGACCGGGTCCGGGCTGATCACGGGTTTTGACGGAAAGAAGGGGGCGGCATGACGCCTGCCCCGCACCAAACGGAGACTTCACCATGCCTTCACTGACCACCGCCAACCGCAACCGCGCCGCCGATGCGGTGACGGTTCGCGCCAATAACGGCAGCCTGCGCCTGTATTCGGGCACCCCGCCTGCCGATGCCAACGCCGCCCTGTCCGGCAACACGCTGCTGGCCACCCTGCCGATGGCCGCCACCGCCTTTGGTGCGGCAGTTGCCGGGGTGGCCACGGCCAACGCGCTGACTGCCGCAGTCGCCCCCGCAACGGGGCGGCCCACCTTTGCCCGGGTATTCGAAGCCGACGGCACCACGGTGGTGGTGCAGCTGCGGGCCGCGCTGGTCTGGCTGGCCTCGACCGCCTTTTCGGTGGGTGACCGGGTGTCGAACGGGGCCAACACCTATGTCGCCACCACGGCAGGCACCAGCGCCGCGTCGGGCGGTCCCACCGGCACCGGCACCGGCATTGCCGATGGCAGCGTCGTCTGGGCCTTTGAAGGCATCAACGAGGCGGTGCTTGCGGGGGCGTCCCAGATCACTTCCGGCGCGAACGTCTCTGTCTCGTCCGTCACCTACACGCAGCCGGCCGGCTGATGCGCGGGGTCTGGGGGGGCTTCTGGGCCGAGCTGATGACGCCCGACAAATTTGCCGGGCAGCCCTACTATGCTCTGACCAACGCGGTCGGGCACGTCGCGCTGGGCAAGGTTGTGGCAGACGCGGTGGTTGCCGTGTCTGTCCAGACCCCCGTGGGCATGCCGAACCTCTGGGCGGTCTGGGCGGGCGTCACGGTCTGCTACGCCCTGGGCATCGAGCTGTGGCGGCAAAAGTGGTTCGGCACCGACACCATCGAGGACACAAGTTTCGTGTCGCTGGGCGCGGTGCTGAACGCCGCCACGCTGAGCCTGACCCCCTCGGGCCGCTGGTTCCGGGTGGAGGATTGGTCAGCCGGTTTCCTGTTCTGGCTGGCCTGCACCACCCTGGCGCTGGCCGCCTATGTTTACCCGCGCCTGCGGAAAGTCCATGGAGGTGAAAAATGACCGCACTGAGCTTGCGCCTGCAACAACCGGACATGGCGGGCCTGACGGACGCGCAGGCGGTGGCCGCGCTGAACGCGCCGGATACCTCGTTGCCCGCCGTTCCGGTGGCCTTTTCCTGCCGCGCGATTGCCGAACCTGCCGTGCTTTCGGGGGAACTGGCCGTGCTGCGGATCGTGGCGCTGCGGGGGGAAATTCCGGC